GGAGTATCAACAATCTTAGGCATTTGCTACCTCAGTAGTTTCAATGCCTCTTGAATTAAGGTCATTTGCTAATTCCTGATGCATCTTAACACCACGCTCCCAAGCCTCATCTGATGTATATGATGATCTGCTTGTGCTTGGAAGTAGGTGCATATTTAGACCAAGTTCTTTGAAAGTTAATTCTGCTTGTATCTGTTCATCTGTATAGCCCATGCCTTGGCGATGTTCTATAAAGTATTGTTCTATTGTCTTATCCATTATTTTTCTCCTTGTTCTTCTTTCGTCTCACTACCTCGTAGTGGTTCTTGCATGTTCCATTTGCATAATGTGGCAATGAGCATCCATCCATTGTACATTTAATTTTATTTGTATGGTAATTCTTCTTATTGTACCAATTACGACATGACTTGCAATAGTAATCATATCCATCATCATTTGGACGCAATGGCTTTGATCTATAAAACCATTCTACTGATTTTAAATTATTACATTTCTTGCAAACTTTAAATCCACCATCTTGTATCATATTAGTACCTATTATTATAATCCTTATTTGCTATAGTTTTTGCAATATGACATTTAGTGCAAAGTGTTTGTAAATTCTTTAAATTATTATTTGATCTATTACCATCAATATGATCTACTTCTAATGAAGCAATTTCTTTGCTGATCCCGCACTTTTCGCAGTTATCTTTTTTATGCTTTCTTGCTTCATATCTACAATTTGAACAAGTTGACTTCCAAGTAACTTCTCCATTTGCATTTATTCCATGCTGCATAGTTGGCTTTCCACAACCACACATTTTTCTAATTTTACTTCCTGGCATTATGACCACATCTCCTTGTATTCAGCAACTGTGGTTACACCTTTATACTCATTACAATCTTTGCAGTACTGAGTAGTTGTATAATCTATTTCATTTGCAATAAAGCCTTCACAGAAACAGCAGATAAGTGCCTCTGGGCTAAGTGTGTCTAACATATCTTTCTCCTTATACTTCTTGTAATTTACAGTCTCTTGAACTGTATATACTAAGTATACCATGACCTTTTAACAATTGTCAAATAAAAGCGGTCATGTCTGGTCATGTTTTTTGTAAAATCCACCTTCATCTATATATTTTCTGGCTCTAAAAACCCAGTCATAATCTCTTTTTTCAATATGGCCTAATGTAGTATTACAGGACCAGCATAAAACGCCTCTTGGCTTATTTGTCTTGTGGTCATGATCAGCATTCCAATTAGTGGCTCCAGGCTGATCTGAGCCACATAAAATACATACACGACCTTGGGCCTCAAACATTTCATCAAATAATTCTGCTGTAAAACCTATTTTTTCCAGTCTTTTATTTCTTTGTCTATTTTTATCTTTTTGAGTCCATTTCATTTTTGGATTCCGCTCTAAATATGTTTTTCTATTTGGCCTTGTTTGTTTTACATGACATTTTTTACAAATAGAATGAAGTCTATCTTTTGTTTTTTTATAAAAATATTCCAATGTAGCAGGAAATTCCTGTTTACATTTTGTACATGTTTTAGTCAAGTTCGTACCAGCCTTTGCCATGTAGCGTGTATAGCCTCTTAAAATATGTATCATATTTATGCCTTACGCTATCTAAAGAATATAAGCCTACTGCTCTTTCATGTATTGCTCTTGGATTAAGATTTTTTACATCTTTTGCTGCCTGCACAAATTCCTTCATATTATGGCATTTATAGCCATTTAGACCATTAATAACAGTCTCAGAATAAACGCCCCATGGAGTAGTAATAACAGGTGTTCCACAGACTTGGGCTTCAATATGTACATTTGCAAATGGTTCTATGTAGTATGTTGGGCAAAAGACTGCTGTAGCCTTTCCCATAAGTTCTGCCTTCTCTTTACCATAGACAGGACCAATATACTCGCCATAAGGAACTTTGAAGTCTCCTACGCCTGCTATGATCAGTTTCTTACCAAGATATTCACATACTTGAGAAGCAACATCAATTCCTTTTCTGGAAATTAGTCTACCTACATATAAATAATAATCTTCTTTATTTTCTTCAAGAGGGTAATTAGAAGGATCCAAATATCCAGGAATCACATCATCATAGAAATTACCATCTACATAAACAGGATTTGTATTCATGGCATAAATTGAGTGGCGCCATGCTTCTGATTCAAATACTCTAAATGGTGCAAATGTGCCACCATATCCAATGCCATATTCAACTCTTAGATTTTTTGGGAAGGCATTTGCAATATCTACTTGTGTTGATCCAGCAATAAATAGAATAAAGTCTTTTGGCTCTAATCTCTTAGAAATTTCATTTATAACATTATTATTAAATATCTGCCATCCTTCTAATGTAGCATCATATGGAACATGTAGAAAGTGCTTTCCATCTAATAGGTTTAATCTTTCTTCTTCTGATATACATGTTATGAATTCTGTAACTTCCGCCTCATTTTGTGTACCACCATATAAAAATACTTCATAATCAAGAGAACTCATCATCTTGCAGAAGTTTATAATTTTCATTGTGTAGGCACAATTCTCAAATTCCTTAGTGGTATTTGTGTGCGGAAGTCCTATAACATGCAAACGCATTATCTACAGCAACCATCCTCACAGTCGCATTCAGTAACAACCATTGAAAGTAGCATTTCAATTTTATCTTTGGCAATGCTTAAATCAATTAATGCACTTTCTAATTCCTCAACAAGGTACTTCTGTGGGATTTCCATGATCTTCTGTTGAATCTGTTCCCTTGGTGTTATCGGATAACTCATTCCGCCCATTTTCTAACTCCTCTATTGTCTGTAGTCTAATAGCATTCACTAAGCCTGCTATCCATTGATTAGCAAATTCTAATTGCTCTTGATCTTCTGAAGACAAAACAATGTCTCCATCAATAATACTCCATGTGTTCATTTATTTTTCCTCATATCTGATAAAGTTCCAAGTATAGCCTTTACAGTGCCATCTTTTCTAATTCTGACAACTTTACCATCTTTGATTATTGTATCATTAAATGGTAATTTACGCTTTCGCTGTCCAGATGACATAAGTTCTCCTTTGAAGAATTTAGCAAAGTATCTTTTTGGTTCATTCATAAGTTCGTCTCCCAGAGATCTTTGGCTTCTTAGAAACTCCAGTACGCTTATTACGAATATCATTTATTGTCTGTAATTGAATATCAGGTAATGGAGCATATTTACCATTTCTGGATTCATAGCCTTTTATGAATTGTTCCAGGTATTTATCAATTGCTTCCATGACTTCTTCATCAGTCATTTGTTGTAATTTTTCTACTGGATTATGTTTATAGAATCTTTTGAAGATTCCTGGTTCATGTGATGTAGTCAATTACTATTCCCATCCTTTGCATATCCAAGCGTCTAAGATATTCTTTCTTTACCGCTTTTTTCCAACCTTTTGGCGGTGGATAAGATATTCCCATTGCTTCAAATTGCCATCTTTTAGGTGATCCATTTTGCATAGCCCTTTCCAAAATAGGAAAAGGTACTTTTGATAAATCAACAGCAGGAACAAAACTGTAATGACATTTTGATTGGTCTTGATGTTTTACTTTTTTAGTTTCATGATGCCAATAGACATATTCACCTATTTCAATAATCTTATGGCATTTGTAACATTCATTTAGCCATTTGTTTTTAAAAAGATGTAATTTATTATTTACTGTCATTTTGACACCTTGCGACTTGGCATTTTCTTTCTTGTTCCAAGCCATTCACACATTTCTGGCAAGTGTCTTGATTGGCCAGGCATTTCTGGATTCCATAAAATTTCATCTCCAGTAAAAATTGCCCTATTACATACTACACAAGTATTTTTATACTTATTAACAATTCTTCTCCAATTGGAAGAATCAATAATACTTCCCGAATTCATACATTCTCCTGTAATCTCTAATATAGTAAATTTTACTATAGTAATATTAATAATATTCTAATATGAAGAGTAGAACTGTGTTTGAAAAAACAACCTGTTCCACTATTTATAATAGCGAATATTATTAACACATTTCTGTGTTCCTGGTAGACACACAACCTGAAAGGTATCTAACGCATTGGTACCAGTATAACATGAAAGTTTTTCTTATGCAACTTTATGGTGGTCATGTCCAGTCAGACTTATAAAAAAAATCAGTCTCAGGGACGAGAGGCCAGGAGAGCCATTAACCTGAGACTGACTGTTAGGAGGTGATTCCTCTCATGGCAACGAGAAGAAGCAATATGTTAGATACATATTATGACTATTGTAGCATAGATCATAATAGGTGTCAAAAGACTTTGACTACTATTAGATTTCCATTTTCATCTTGTTTTTCAACAAGTTCATATTCCATCTCAGAAATAACTTGTTCTTTATGATCAGCCATTTGTTACCTCTGAAAGAGGACCTACTTCTTTAACAATTCCTTCTTCGTCAATTTCATAAAGAAAAAATTGTTCTTTTTCAGTTTCTTCTGACATTTAGTACCATCCTTTTAATTTAAAATGTTCCCAGGCATTGCATGGTGTTACATGCCTTCTGGAAATATACGCTAAAGTCCCAACAAGTTGTGTTACTCCAGCATTGGATTTTTTCATGCCCAATCCTTTATATGTTGAATCAAGCATTTGGCCTATTCCACTGGCTGTAGAAATTGGATTTTCTGCTTTAGGATTCCATGCTGATTCTTTCCCTATCAACTTGGTAAAGCATGAATATTGTTCTTTTGTTAGCAATTCTTTCGCTACCGCCTTTGCATCCACCTGTAATAGTGGAGGCCTTGGCGTATATGTAACTGGAATCGCTGGCTGAGGCGTTAGTAATTGTAATATTAATATAGTTATTACTACAACTAAAGCCCCAATTGTTGTATTTTTGCTTATAATTAGATTTCTCCTTTTTAAGCCCCATTTCAAGCCCCTATGAGTTCCTCCAGAATGTCCTTTAAAACGATTCTTTGGTGATTTTTAGCCACTTTGAGGTACTCAGTGTACTCTGATGAGTAGGAGGCCCCAGAATCACTTCCAGGGCCTTTATAGGATGATCTGCCAATTCTATTAGTGAGAGGTGCAGTGTTCCTACTGTAGTAATTTTACCAGTTATTTACTTTTCATGCCAAATTCTTTTGCCTTTGGGTCAAGAGCCTTAAGAATTGGACCTGCTAAACCTGCTAAAAATGCATTTGCAAGAACTTTCAAATCAGTCTGACCTGCAAGGTACAAAGCCAATACTGACGCTAAAGACGCTCTTAGCCATGATTGAGCCATTGCTAATGCCTTGTCTTTATTGGATAGTTCTATTTTTGCTTTAGCCATTTTTTGCTCCTTTGAGTTTCATATTTTTTATTCTTTCTTTTACCTCGTCTGGAGTTTCAATTACCTCAAAATGCATTTCGTCTTTGCGCTTTGCGTAATCACCGCCCCAACGAAGACCATATTTCTTACATAATTCTCTGATTGTTATAGCCTGTTGCTTTGTAAATGTGTTAGACATACCCAAAGGATGCTTTGTAGCATTTAAATCTATGGCTGTTCCTGATGAGTGATTACTCAAATCAGTATCACTACCTCTAACTTCTCTATAGGCGTATGCCCAATCATCAAACACACCTTCATCAATAGGCTCTACTTGAGCGTGGAACTCTGCTGCAAAAGCAGCCAAGATTACTCCAGCGTCTTTCTGTAGTCTCATTTTTCTATCTGTGTTTTTAATTTGGAAGACCTTTATACCAATTTCCTTTTCATCCTTAGATGCAGGCCATCCATTTTGAGATTTTTTCATTCTTCACCTTTAGATACAAATGTTTTCTTGCGTGTCTTTGGTCTATTTGCCTCAACCAAAAGCAGAAATATTTCATCTACTCTTGCCTCAAGCCTATTGACCTGATCCTTTATGCTTGATCCGCCATTTGGCTTTAGTTCTGCCAAATAGTGCTTAACCAGCCATTTTACTGATCCAGCAAATGCTACTGCTATTGTGATTGCAGATACAATAAAGCCTGCCCACTGCTCTATGCTCATATGTTGTTGCTCCTTACTTCAGATTTAATTGCTTGCTTGAATGTGTACTTTGGCATCCAGCCAAGAATATTCCTATTGTCTAAAACAGGAATAGTGGATATATCATGTATATCCAATATTGTATATTCAATGTGGTGATTGTTTTCTTTATATTCTGCTACCACATCAAGCATGGTTCTTGATTCTCCAGTAAAAATATCTGTTATTAGATATTTATTATTTTGTAAATACTCCATAGCCAAGACATTTGCTCTTGCTATATCTAATACATGTACATAGTCTCTGGTAGATGTAGTGCTATTTATGACTATCTTTGGCTGTCGTCCAATTATTGAAAAAATATTAGTAGACCCAATATCTTGAATTGTATCTGTTCTGCCCACAATATTGAAGTACCTTAAAACGGCCCTGTGAGGCTGTATAAGGCTTAATAGTCGCTCTTCCCATATCTTGGCCTTAGCATAGGCATTATAAGGGCTATAAACGGCTGCAGAGGACGCAAAAACGACTGGTATAGAGAACACCTTAGCCACAATAGCAGTAAAGAAGGTTGAAAGAATATTGTTATAGTAATAGGCCCATGGCTTTTTCTTAGATTCTGGAATAGATTTTTTGGCTGATAGATGAATTATGCCTATTGGCTTTTCAATACCAATATAATTAAAGATATGCATTGTATTTCTGCCTATCTTTTTATCTATCTCAATTACTTCATATCCTAAGTCTTCAAGGAGTTCTCTTGTTGCTGTTCCTACATACCCACGAGATCCAGTGACTATTACTTTAGAACTGGTAGAAATTATCAATTATTTCACCAGTAGTAAAGTCAAGACCACAGAATTTTCCATACTCAGCCAGGGTTCTTTTATCTCCCAGTCTATCTTCTCCAACTGTACCTTTGCCAGTTAGAATTATCCATATTTCTTCTTTAGATATTTTTTCTAAACGAACTGTTTCATCTGACCAGTCTTTTGGTACCAGCCTTCTTAAATTATTTCCTGTTGAATTTACATCTGTATAAAGATGATACATAAATGTTTTGCTTGGCACAAATAAATCATAGCCATGTGTATATAATCTTGCAGCAATAATAATTTCTTCACCATCAGCAAAAATTGATTGATTAGGTGCTAATAATTCACCCTCAACAAAGATACATCCACCAGAAACAGAAATAGAATGGATATTTCCTTCTGGATTTTTTATCGTACCTTGCATA